TAATACCTCAAACTCATTTGATATTTCAGTAAGCCTTTTTAACATTTTTAGCACATCAATATTATCTAACATAACTCTTATTTTACGGCTTCTTGCCTTATTCAACACCGTGAATATACGAACCCTATCTTGGGTAACCAAGCATTTTATTGATTATTTATATCTTTTATATTTAATAGATGAGCGTACAGGGTTTTTATCTATGTTATATAGTGGGGTTAATTCATTGATAAATGCTCCCTCAATTGTTTCAATTGTTTTTTTATCACAATTAAAAGGTTTTATAACCCACTTAAATGTCCAATTGCTACCTTCTTCTCTTAGGGTTTTTCTAAATACACTTTCGTATCCATTTTCATATTTGAAATAATTTCTATGATTGGATTCTAATCTATCTATAGTAACACCTGATGAACCTATGTAGGCTATTTCTCCGTTTTCAGTAATACACTTGTAGATACCATTCATATTATACTGCAAATATTTTATTTAAACGAGCACTACCTACAAAACCATATGTTTGTAGTTTTTCATGTAAATCAAAATCAAGATATGAATTCCATTCATCTACCATCCGTTTGCTTAAATTGGCATTATTAATAGCATCAATAACAGCACCTCTAATTTCAATTGGTAAGTGATGATTTTCACGTTCGTGTTCTGTTGAATTTAACCATTTAGCGTATTCTTCTTGACTCATACCACTATTTAATATTTTAGCTAATACATCAATTTCATCAATATAATGATCTCCAGTAACTTCATCACCATCATCAAATGCTTGATTCATTAATACTCTTAAACGTTTGATTTCTATTTCTAATTCTAATCTATGCATAATTTATTTAATATTTAATTCTTCCATCACTTCTTTCATGTGACGGCATTTACGGTCTTTTGCTCTATATTGACCCATACAATTACAAGTTACTTTAAATTCACTAACCTGCTTTACTACATACCAGCTATCTGGATCTGATTTTGATTCAAATTTCCATTCTCTTGGATTTTCAATTTTAGTACTACCTTTTTTTCTCCCACGAGTTTCCTCTTCAGCTACCTTAATATCAGCAAGAGTAGTTTGTGGTAATACTTCAATCCAATCTGGTGTAAGATATGTTTTACCATCTGCTGGAGATGTCATTAAGCCATGATATGGGGTTCTTGATTCATAATGGAATCTACTTACACCTACAAATGAACCTAATCCTTTAGGCTTGTATGTAAATTGTGAATCTTCAGTGTACATAATACGGGTTCTAAGATGACCGTATTTATTTAAATTTTTAAATTTCCAAAGTGGCATATGTATAACCTTTATTTATAATGTAAATATACGAACAATTTTTGGAATAACCAAATATTATGGCATATTTCTTATTTTAAATACTCCCCAATATAAATCCGTAAATTCAGGATCTAATACTTCATTAATAACCTCACCATTAATTTCAACTATTTCACATTTAGTAGGTTTATAATCTAAGTTAAATTCAAAGGTTGAAGCTTTATCTAATATTATATGTTTATTATTTCCAAAATTAAATGTTATACTATAGATATGTTGTTTTAATTCCCAAATAAATACGTTAACATTATTATTATCTTCGTCCCAACCAATATTACAATATGTTATATATTGTAAAGTTTTTGGAAAATCTTTTGGTATATCACCATGTTTTCTTAACCCTGTTGATGTTAAGGTAGCTGGTAGGTTGGGTTTGGTTTTTAAGATATGATAGTTTAATTCACTTACTTTAAAACATTCTTGCATAAAATCTTCAGAAATAAAATTATCACGCCTAGTAATTAAGTCACGATAAAAAGTTTCTGTCATTACACCCTTTAATTTGGTAAAACTAGGATTAATTTTAAAACCTATAGAAGTTCCATCAAGCCCTTTTTCAGGTTGATGTTTAACAGGAGTAAATTTATGACATATTACTTCGTGGTCAATTAATTTATCTAAACATACTTCTCTAAATGGTTGAAAATTAGTTAAATCTACATCATAAACTAACCAATAAGCTATTTCATAACCTAAATTTCTAACAAAACCTAATGATTTTACTATTTGTTCTAAAGCAGCATACCCATAATCAGGAAACCAATTTGAAATATATTTCCCTTCAGCTATTGACCAATGATTTAATGTTCGTTCTTGTATAATTGGGTTTGATTTATCATAAATCCAATAATCACACATTTTTTGTGTTGACTCTGGGATAGGATATCTACCAAATACTAAAACATCTAATCCTAATTTTTTTGCTTTTTTAATACTAGTTTCTAAAGCATTTAATTTAGCTTTTGTATTACAATATGAACCAAATATAACTATTTCTTTCATTCGAATTCTGGGGTTACTACACCTCTTTGTGAGACTACTTCTGAGGACTTACGATTAGCAAATTTAATTGCTGCGCTTTCATCTTTTAATTGATAGTATTTTACTATAAAAGCAGCTGTAAATGTATCACCAGCACCTGAAACATCAATAGTATCTTGGGGGTTAGGTGATTCAAATAATATATTTTTATATTCAGCACCTTTTTTACCTAAAGTAGTAATAATATTATCTTTAGTTAAATTTGGGTTATTTAATTTTTCAGATTCGTTTAATTTAACAAATGTAAAACCTTCAATAATATCATCAGTTAACTTACGTTTACTATCTAGAATAGATAAAGTTGATTTACGAGCAATTTCTTTTAAATCAGCGTTTGATAAAAACCCCTTATTATAATCACTAACTATTACAATATCAGCTTCAGCAATAGAAGAATCAATAAACATACTCCATTGGAGATGGTCATCAAATTTTTCACCCTTATCTACTCTAAGAAACATATGATTTGATTTTTCTTCTACGTAGCGTGTTTTAACAATTTTTTTCTTTTGAGTAATATTAGCCATTATAGCTTCAGGTGATAATGCTTTCACATTAGCAAATGTATTACCTGCCATTCCTGGGTTTTCAGTCGATTTAATTGGGTTTAAAACAGGTACTGGTGCCTCTGGTGATAATCGTTTAGCATCGCAGTAAACGAATTCATCAACACAAGTTTCTCCTATTACTAATACTTTCATTTTCTTTTGATTCTTGAAGTTCAATACTTAAAGCATTACATAATGATATTATAGTACCAGGTTCATACTCCATCATATAAACAAAGTCATTATCTGACATAATCTGCATTACTTGTAGGACAGATAATTTACTTACCATAGTCACTAAAACGTGGCTGTGAGGGCTTTTTCTTTTTAACAGCATTTTTAAAGTTTGGATAGTTAGATTTAGCCCAACTATGCCATTCCATAAATGTTTCGTAACGTTGTTTTGCGCTTGTATTACTCATTATTTAATTGTTTTTCTATTTTATTCCAATATTTTTCGGTTCTTTTTATTTTATAACCTTTAGGACCACCATTCCAATTACGAGCAATAACTTCATTATTACTATCTTTATGATGGAAATTTTTCCAAACCATAAACATACGTATTGATTGTTGACGATCAAACCTATCTTTTAAATTGAATAGGTTTGTTTTACCTTGAATTTTTAAGATTCTATTAACTTCTCTAACCATTATAGGTCTAATTTGTAATACACCTATGGCTTCATTTCCTATAAGATGCCTGTCGCCAATAGCAGAATCATCACCATTAGACTCAACAAAAATAAGGGCATTGAGAAGGTCTCCATCTGTAATAACAGGTTGAATGTTCTTAGGCTTAATTTCGATAATAGTTTCTTCATAACATACTTCTAATGTTTCTATATTACCACTATTAATAAATAATGGTAAGAGACTTAATAACATAACCTTTTTCATACAATTATTTTTTTAATTCTTGTATTGCTTTAGCAATTCGAGCACAACCTTCATAATCTTCGTTACGCTCATGAATTTCTAAATTCTGCTGTAATGTACTAAGAATATCTCGCCTATCCAAGGTTATATCAAAAATTTGTCCTTCTTCTTCAACATGAATTTCTAAAACAGGTATAAAACGTTTTTTACTTTTTAAATTTTTTAATGCCACTTCAGTTATAGCTTTGGAAATTTTAAGATCTTGATCTTGAAGCATCATTTCAAATTCTTCTATACTTTTTATTCTAATTCGTTTTACCATTTAAAATAGGTCTAAAAATTTACCGTCTGATTTCTTATCCCGTAATTTACTAAGTTTTTCTTGGTCTTCCAACATTTTATCAGCTAGTTTTTCTAAATGTTTAGACTTTTGATTGTCATAATCATTAACTAACTTATCATGTTTACGTTTTTTACGTGCTAATTTACTTTTACGTTTTTTCATCGTCTGGATACTAAGGAATAAGGGTCATCGCTTTCATCTTGATCGCTTAAACCTAGTTTTTCTAATTGTTGTTTTTGGTAATCATCTAATTCCCATTCTACCTCACTTTGATATGTTGGGACATGGTCTTCTATACCCTTAATCTGTTTGTCGCTAAATATATCTCCTACTTGTAGGAAATAATGATTGTAACAAAGTAATTCTATGTTTTCTTTTCGATAATTATTTTTATTATTATCTTTAAAATTAAGTAATAATGGTATCTTATAATCGTTTACTCTACGTTCATGAAAACCACATACTGAACATTCTTCTTTTAAATATCCCTCAGTTATTAATCTATATTTTAATTTATCAGGACTAAATGATGAAGCATCTATTCTGCCTTCAATAATATCTAATAAAGCAGGTTCGGGTCCATCTGCTCTTAAAAATTTAGGTATACCTTTACCTGCCTGATTTAAATGTTGGTCAAATAAATTACTGTAACCCTCTTCCGTTGCATCATATGTTTTAGCCCATTTTTTATAGTGTGTATAAGAAACATGCAAATAGCGAGCAGCAGCTTTATTACTCAATGTTTGAGACATAGCTGCCAATATTAATTCTTTATTAAGTGGTTTCGCGCTTGGCATTAATCTTCAATAAATACTATTTCATTAAATGTGTGATCACCTTCTCCAAATTGAGCATTAATTGCTTTTTTAGGTTTAGTTTCACTACAGTTAACACAAAAACTATAATTAAACTTAGTTAGTCTAAGTTCAGGCATTGGTTCTTGACAAACCGAACAATTTATATATTTTATGTCTTTCATATCGAGTTTTATTGGTTACTCAATACATATCACAATTTTTGTAAAAACTTCCACAAATCTAGAGGGGTTTTTAATGTATAAACTTTTCCATTTTTATCTTCTACTCCTAATAACTTACCATCTTCAGCAAATCTGTCTAAAACCCACCACCAAATTATATCAGCTTTATTATAACCATATTTAGCTATAATTAAATTTTCTATTGCATGATAATAATATTGACTAAAACTAATTAAATCAACTCCATAATCATTATTCAATTCATGCTCAGCATGCCAAATATGTTCTAACGTTTCTATTGTGTCAATAAATAATGTTATTTCACGTTCAGCTTCGGTTTTAGGTGATTCTTTTATATTTAAACCATTTCCATATTTATTTTGAAGGATTTTTTTCATTTAAATTTAGTTAATAATTTAGAATTGGTTTGTGGATCATGTTCTATTGTTTGACCCCATTTATTTGAAAAAAAGTAATGTGCTTGTTTTTCTTTTTCACTACTAATTTGATTCATTAAAGGATCTCTTCTAGTTGCTATACTACCAAAATGATATAAATGTAAATCATAAACTCTAACCATTTCAAAACCTACATATTCACACTTTAACATAAAATCCCAATCAACAACATGAGGTGAAGGATAATAAACATCTAACCCCCCAACAGCCATATAATCAGGTTTATACATTAAGAAAGGCCATTGTGATCCTGATTTTTCATGAGGTGGGATAGGAAGTGATGCTTCGTATTCCCAGAAAGTTTTTAAATTGAAAGATTCTGGAGTCCCTAAATTTTTAATATGGGTTTGTTTAAACATTGAAGGTTGAGCTTCAATCTGGTTGATTGTAATTACTTTACCTTTTTGACAATATGGTTTTAATTTTGTATCCCAATGTTCAGGAAAAACATTATCATCATTTACTATTAAAATAAAATCATTAGATGCATTATAAACTCCCCAATTTGTGGATGTAATAGCACCCTTATTATCATTAAAATTTACTATTTTAGTTTTAGGGTATTTATCTAATACTTGTTGGTTTAAATCTTTAAATCCATCAACTACCACAATAATTTCATTATCACCATCTTGACCCTTAAATATTGAATTTAAACAAATATCAAGTACATCTGGTTCTTTATATGTTGGGATTATAACTGAAATCATAAAGTATCGTAGTAAGCATTTTGTTTTTCTTGGCGTTCGATTGTTTTATTATGAATTAAAGCAAAATCTTCTTTTATAGGTAAAACAGCATGTGTAGCATGCCCAATAATTTTTTCATGTACCTCACCATGCCATCTAATACGTGGATCATTTCTATATAATCTCCACTGCATATCAGGCCAATTTACTCTACCTTTTTCATCAACTTTCCAACCCCATTTTTGAATATGGGCCTCAGTCAATCCTTCTACTTTATTAATACGTGGAACTCTCATTAAATCTACCCCTTGATTAATCTCTAACACTTGAGGGATTATCTTTATCATGTATTCATTAAGCATTTCGTCAGCATCAATCTGGAATATGTAATCGCCTTCACACATTCCATTTAAACGATTTTTCATGTCTGAAAAATTGCCATTGAATTTAAAAGGTTTCCATCTAAATAAGGTCCTTTCAACATTCATTTTACGTAAATAAGTTTCTACTCCAGGATCTCCATTTTTTGAATCATATAATACTACAATTTCATCTTCGGGGCGTTTGTTATCTAGTAAAAATTTAATTAAATGTTGAATTTCTACTAATTCATTACAAACAGGGATTGCATAACTTAATTTCATATTTTAATTTTCAAAAACACCAATATATTCTAAAGCATCCATAAAATCACTTTCAGGGTAATATTTTATAGTAGTCATATCCATTTTAAATTCATAATCTTTACCTTTAGCTTTAAATGATTCTTTCTCTTCTTTAGGCATAGGAACTGCTTTTACAGCGGACCACATCCACTTTTCAGCACTTTGACCCTCAGCAAATACCATTCCCTTATTTGGGATATTTACAGTATTGGGCATCCAAATTAAACCTGTTTTTTCATCTTCACCTGATATTTCTTTATAAAGTTTAGGTAAAAGAGCAAATTGTTCTTCAAAAAATTGTTCATCTTTTTTCATTAATGAATTTGTAATGAAACCACAACCATAACACATATAGTTTTTAATCTCATTATTTACTTCTTGTACATAGCATGCGTCACTTCCACATCTATCACATATTGTTAAATTATCTACACTCATAATGTTGGTAAGGTTAATTCTGGGATTGCTAATTCGATTTGTTTTGGGAATTCTGGGGCAAAAGCAGTAAGAAGATTATCTAATTTATCTTTCATACTTTCCCAATCAAAATTTGTTTTACTATAATGGGCCTGACGTTTTGCTAGTTCAGAATATTTTTTATAATTTTCAAATACAGATTTTAATGATTTTGAAATATCCTTGTGGTCTGGGGAGAACCATTGGCTTTCTTTTAATAACATTGGGTTAGCAGCACTAGGATGGACATTTTCTAGTTTACCATTAATTAATGTAGTAAATTTAGGATTAAGAAAATCCATATGACCACTCCATTTTGTTGCAATTAATGGTTTTTTAGTTAAAGTAAATTCTAATAAAGGTCTACCGAATCCCTCACCTTTAGTTAAACTAACCATAGCTTTAACTTTAGAATGATTATAAAGAGAATTCATTTCTTTATCTGTAAAATCACCGTGAAGTAAATATATGTTAGGAAGATTTCCCTTACAACTCTGTTTAATTACATGAATTTTTCTAAGAATCTCATTTTTATCCATGTAAGAACTATTAGCACCCGATGTTTTAAGAATTAATGCTGGTTGTTTAGATTTATTTTTAAAAGTCTCTAAAAAGGCCTTAACTAATAACCCAACATTTTTTCTATCTTGGCCTATTTCCCCTTGTAACCAATGACCTACAAATAAGAAAGCAAATGATTCCTTAATATCAAAATCAATCATACATGGTTTATTATCTGGGAAGTAGGTGTCTAAATTAACTCCTTCAAATAACACTTCAATAGGTTTTTCAAGGCGAATAGAACTTATAGTTTTACCTGCTTTATCTTTCTTTTCCCAAACGGCATTCTTAAATGAGGTTTTAGAGTGTTCTGATGATACCAAATTTAAATCCATTCTGTTCATACCTTCAACCCATGCTCCATTTGCTAATGTAGTTTCAATACCTGCTGTAATTCCAATATTAAATTTTCCCATAGGTTGAAATTCATTAGGTACGGTTATCTGAGCCCAAAATTCAGGTTTATCGATTAATTCTTCATTTAAAATATGGTTATTTAAAAATTCCCATTCTGGATGATCATCGCAAAATCCAAATCTAGTGTTTCCCCAAGGTTGGGAAATTAATTTAACTTTATATTTATCTGTTTTAATAATAGCTTTAACAACATCTCTACTACGAGCTCCATAACCAGAGTAAGTATCAAAAGGACAACTAATTAAAAATAAGGGTTTCATTAATATAATAATTTATGTGGAACAGTTTCTATTTTATACTCATTAGTATTAATAAATTCAAATTTTTCTCTTGGTTGGAAATCTTCAAATGTTTTATCAATACTTTTGATTACACGTTGAGCTTGATGTTTAGCAGTAAAACCTGCTTCATCTCCTATTGCCCATTTATAACCTTTCATCCCTGATTTTTTTCGTTGTTCAGGGGACATTTTATAAAGCTTCATAATTTGTTTAGAAGCATCTTCGGGATCACAAGTATCATCCCAAATATAAGGAGTTTTAGGAGAACCTTTTAAAGAACGTGATGAGGGGTAAACAGGATAAGCCCATTTACCATGTTTTTTATAAGTACCTCTATGATTAGAAGGAAAATTAGAATCAAAGTCAATCCAATTTCCATTTTTATCTTCAAATCTCATTTGATCTTGCATACCACCTGTTACATTAGCAATTATAGGAGTGCCTGTTAGTAAGGCTTCAGTAAGAGATAAACCCCAACCTTCGTTTGAGGTTAATAAAATCTGAGCATCTGCTAAATTATATAGGTAATTTAGATGTTGAGCTGATAATTTATTAGTAGAAAATCTAATATGAGGGCTATTCTCTCCAAAAATTAAGTTAGCTATTGCAGAAAGATCTGTACCATGATCACTAACTAATTCTGTATGAAGTATGAATACACATTTATCTGCTTTTTCTTTAGGTAATTCATCTAAAAAATACTTCCAAGATAACATTGTATCTGGGATGTTTTTACGTCTGATGTTTCTAGAATTAAAGAATAAAATAAAATCTTTATCTTCAACATTTAATTGTTTTTTAAATGTAGTAAATTCTAAATCTTCTACTATAATAGGATGAAAAACTTCGGTATTCATACCATGAGGTACATAATCAATAATTTTAGTTTTAGCTTTATCCCCCAAAACCATTTTATTGATGTTAACTGTTTGCTTAGAAATACCTAATAGTGTATCAACGGATTCATAAAATCCCTTATTATACATAGGAGCAGGTAAATCATCCCAAATATTTAAATAGATAATAGGAATTTCATTTCTAACCTCATTTTCAATTTGGAACAACCACTCAAAGTAACGTGGATCTGTAATTAAAAATATAGCATCAATTTTATGTTGCTTTCTTAAGTTACGTAAAATTTTAGGATCCCCATAACCATCATTTGGTTGAATTTTAACACTAGCATCTTTAATTCCTGCTAATTTATTAGTTTCTTCCGAAATATCAATTATTTTACCTTTATCAGGGTGATTCATTGCTGCCCCTAAGTTAAACCAATTATAACGGTGGGATGTATGTAAAACTATTTCTTTACCTACATTGCCTACACCTGATGGGAATCTGATATCATCAGTAAGCAACAAAATATTTTTCCGTTGCTCTTTAGGAATATAACCTTCTTTCATTTACTTAAAGTTCTAAGTTGTTGTGATTATTTATTTTTTTTCTAAAATCTTCATTTGTAAGATATAAATGAATAGCGCGGTCGGCAAGTTTCTGGAAAGAGAACTTACGTTTTACACACTCAATTTTAAATTCGTTGAATAAATCACTTTTGATTTTAACACTTGTAAGTGTTTTTTTATCTGTACTAGCCATAACGTTATTTATTATATTTTTATATACGTATATTATTATCCTTCAAAAGTCGCAGAACATAAATGTGTTTTGAAGTAAGAACACCATTTACAATTATTATTAATTAGAGCAGGCATATTCTTCTCATTATACCCCTCAGATGTAAAACAATTATCTAAAAATTCATTTAGTGATTTTGTTGCTCTATTAATTGAAGTTTTACCTGAGGGGGGTCTGAATTGTTGGATACGTTTTATTACAAAATCTTGTGATTCATATAACTTACGTTTTACAATAAAGAACTCAATATCAATATCATCTATTGGGATATTATATTGTTGAGAAAAGAATTTTTTATATAGAACTAACTGATGTTGCTTTGATTTGTCTTTTTTAGCTTTATCATTCCACCCTCGTGTCGAGGTTTTTATATCGATTATAATGAATTTATTTGTATTTTCATTATACATCACGACATCAAGGAAGCCCATGTATTTAACGCGTGGTAAATGCGGATTTGGCGCCAATACAATTGGTATTTCACAACCTACTAACCACCAACCACGTTTAGAAAAATAATTTCTTCTATTTTTTCTAATATAATTTATAATTTCAACACCGTCGGAATAGAATTCTCGAAGTGTTTGGGCGTCAGTAAAATGCTCTCCTTTATTTTGTTTATAAGCTTCTGCATAACAATCTCTTAATCGGGTTTCAAAATCTGTTTCTAAATCTAACTCATCAGCTTTTACTGCACTTTGATTATACATAACATCAAGGTACATTTGCAATGTCTCATGTAATGCAGTCCCAAAAGTCATATGAATGCTTTGTTCCTTTATTTTATGACCATCTCTATATTGTAGAGCCCATTTTTTAGGACACTGTGTATACATTGATAGCTGGGAGTATGAGATATTTTTCTCATAAGCAAAATCAACCGGTTTAGGTGGATTATTTTTTATATTCCTAACTATTTGAGGAGCTTTTTTCTTAGCCATTATCTTTAATTACTAAATAAGACACTGGGTCTTCGTTATAAAGAGTATAATTTAGATCAGTAAAATATTTTTCTATACTTGTTTTATCTTTATTAGATAAGTTGTTATGTTCAAATATAATAAAATTAGGTAATAACTCCACGTTTATTGCTTTAAGTATTTCAGCATCATACCCTTCAATATCTAAATGTAGCCAATCTAATTTTTTATTTGGGGTAATTTGATTTATTAAATCATTAATTGAAATAGAGTCACGTAAATTGGAATTAATTTCTTCTTTTTCCCAACTTCTAATTACATTTTCTTTAACAGAATTAGTATAACCCTTACCTCCTTCAAAAAATTCTACTTTAGAACCATCTGTAGTAACTAGATTTTGAATCAAATTTACGTTAGAGAGATTTTGGTAATTTTTTTTAAGTTTTTTAAATTGAGGGGTTGATGCTTCTACTAAAGTTGTTTTAGTAAAATTACCTAAAGTAGGTAAAACCCATTCTCCAAACTCACCATCATGAGAGCCTATTGCTAAACCTTGGGGGTTATTTAAGTTTTGGCAGTACATCTGTAGTGCTTTGTCTAAATAACTTCCATCTTCTAAAATATTAAATTCCCTATTAATAACAATTTTACCTTTAGAATCCTTTATTTCAATATCAAAAATAGAATCATTAGAAAAAGTTGCCCAGCTGTAGTCCCCCAATTGACAGTTCCATGTAGTTTCTTTACTAACATGAGATTTAACATTTAAAGTTAAAGGTAAATTATGTAGCATAGAAACTTGTTTAGTTTCTACTCTTATATTTGGGTGATTATATTGAATATTAATCATTAAATTATTTAATCGGTAAATATACGAAAGGATTCTCGGGTAACCAAATTTATAATTGTATTTGTTTTACTCCAAAATCTTTTCTTTGAGTTTTTGAAATAAAACCTTTTGTTTCTTTTAAAATAGAGTATGGAATATCTAAATAATCTGTTTTTAAATTTTGTTTTTGAATATTCCAATAATGTTTTTTCATTAATGAATTTCTTTCAAATTTATCAACTTCATCACCATATATAGTTCTGTATTTGTTTTTTTCAACATTAAACCAATGAGGATGCCAATCAATTCTATCTTCACTTTTAGCAATATCTTCATTATCTCTATCCATCCACAAAATGATAGTATTTTGGGATTGGATTTGGTCTAAAACATGGGATACAGCAGGACATTGTACTACAATATTTTCTTGAGAAAGAACATTTAAAAATCCTTCTGCAGTATGAGTACCAAATTCTTGTTCATCAATATGTTTATATTCTAAATCTTGAGATAAAGTAAAAGCTGCATAAGTAGTACCTGATCTTTGAGGTCCTGAGACTATTATTCTTGAGTAGGAATGTAATTTGGATATTAAGTCATTATAGGTCATAGGTCTTCAAAATAATTTAAATTTCTCCATTCAGGAGTATTAATAAATAAAAGTTCATCATCTACATAATATTTTTCATCTTCTATAGATTCAAGTTTATATGCAGTTAATTCTTTAGGAAAATATTCTGATTTAAGATTAGAACTTAAAAAATTATGTGGAATTATATTTGAATTTTTATCTTGAATACTTAAGGTTAAGTTATCTGTGATTATTAGAATATTATTAGAAGATTTATCAAACCCTAAATAGTAGTTTCCAGATTTAAATTTATAGTTAGAACTAGCACTATCAAATGTAGTAGGGATTGCATCAGATTTAGGGAGGATTTGGACTTGCTTTAAATATAGAGATAAAGATGAGTACCAATACTGTTCACATAGTGTAGGAAGTTCTCTTTTTAAATATAATTCTAAACTATTTTCAAATACTTCTATAAAGAAGTCTATTTCACTAGCACAATTAGTACTACTTAAAGAATCTTCCCACCCTAACTCATACTCAGTAAATGTAGCTTTTTTATCTTTTAATATTGATAAACTTTTATCTATATAATTTTTAATAAGATCATAATCTGGGAGAGAATCATATCCTAAATAGATAAAATGGGTATAACCTAAATTTTTTAAGTTTTTAACACCGTTTAATAATAATAACATAAAGGAATAAGTCCAATTTGGGATAATTTGATGATGTGTCTTTCTAATTGGGGGAAAGGTTAGCCATACGTTACCTAAAAAAGGACCAGGTGGATTATTATTATAAAAAAATGAACCTTTAAACTTTTTTTGAGTATCTGATTTAGGAGGATAGTTAGTAACTAAGTAATGGTCTATTTTATACTGAGAAATAAAGTTTCCAAAATTTTGTAAAATTTGTTCTTTTTCATCTGTATTAGGATGAGATGTAATTAAAATTGCTGGTTTCATTATGTGTTAGTTTTACTATACCCTTCATCTATATTAGCACACGTAATATGGTCTATAAATAAAGCAGGTTTATATTTACCTTCTATCATTTCTTCTCTAATTCTTAACCACCAATCAGCATCTCCCACAGAACTTTTTCCAGTTTCTTCTAAACAATCTCTCATTCTTAACTTAATTAACCTACAATCTAAACAAACTGAGGTTTTAAGGAAAATACATTCATAAGGAAAGCAAGCATACCCGTTAAAACCATAATTTAATTTAATAGGATTATCTACATTAACACGTAATTGTTCGAATTTTTCAGATTCATACCCATGGTAAGGTATACCTACACTTATTCCATTAGAAACTTCATAAAATCCTCTAGTAAAGATAAATGGGGATTTAGTTTTTTTAATTCCTTCATTTATTAATTGTAAATGGTCAGGATACCAAAGATCATCATGATCTAATAGAGCTATATAATCAAAACCTTCTTCTAAAGCACGTTCTATACCTATGTTTACAGGGGTAATTCCACTAACATGCCATCTATCAGTGCCTGGAGGGTATTTTTCACGTTCTATACTTACTGGGAGGTTTTCTGTATAAATTTTATTAGAAGGTAGAAGATTAGAAAAAGAATTAAATTCATTTTGATCTGCATAAGCATCTCCTATAAGGAAAAACTTCCAATCAGTGTGGGCTTGTTTTTTTAAAGATTCAATAGCTCGAGTTAATACTAATGGGGTATTACCGTCACCTCGTTGATAAGTAGCTGTTACAACTGCTATTTTCATATCATATCGTAATTAAACCTTTTAAAATCTTCTTCATATAACGTATTAATTAGATTAATATTTTTCGAAGATAAATTATTTAAAATTTGGTTACTATTAGTTTTATTATCATGTTGGCCTTTATATTTTATAGCAATATTATATTTAGTTAGAAAGTTAGTAAAATCTTCTTTAAAGTTTTCTACTTTACCTATAAAGTCATAATCACAATCAAAATAAAAACTTTGAGGTAATTTATGTGATGAGTCTAGTTTTGAGATAAAACTTACTAAAAAATTTTCAAATTCTCTATTAGTAAATTTATTATCAAATTTAGGTTTATAATAATTCTGTTTTAAATTCCAATTAAATAAAGAAATAGTTCTAGAATAAGGATTTCTAACAAAGGTAAACTTAATCATTTTAGAAAAGTCTATATTAGTATAATACTTATTAAGTAAACTATAATTTAAATGTTGGGGGGCAAAATTACCCTCATCTAAAACTAATTCACTTCCTGACCATAAGCTGCTAGGATTACTATACATAGAGAAAATATTTTCAATAGTTGTACCAGCATTTTTAGGAATATGGATAAATAGTAAATTATATTTTTGGTTTATAGGCATTATTTATAGTTTACTACATAATCGCTACAAACCCCAAATGTTTTTTCATTTGGTTCTTGATTAAAGGTTTCAGGCATTACTAAAACCGCTCGTTCACATTGGTTTGTTGACCAAATATACCCTTTTGAAGTTAAAACTCCAAGGTCACCTTCATGAAAAAAATAATTTAATTTAGAGCCATTACTATCTAAGTTATTTAATTGAGAAAGAGATTCTAAGTTTTTACAATGAATCCAGAGTTTAGTATAAAAATTACTAAATAAATCAAAAGGAAAATCATATTGAGGTTCATCATGACCCAATTTAAATTTCCCATCTACAAACCAAATATCAATTTCTACGTCATACCCAGCTTGGATAGCTTCATAAATATAATCTGGGTGGTTTTCTCTTTCTGGGTTAGGACCTTCTAGGTTTCCTCTATGTGATATTAATTTCATAATTCTATATTTTTAAAACCTTCGTTGGTTATAACGTTGATTCCTATTGCTCTATCAGTATGTGCTACATTTAATTTATCGTTAATTAAAACGCGTTGTCCACTAGTAACTCCCATAATTAATATGTCCCAACATAACCCTAACATTTGTAAATGGGATTCAGTCATTTCACGAGCAGATTCTTTACGAGCAGTACACAAAATAATTTTATGGCCTTGAGAATCCCATTGATTAAATTTCTCTCTAACATCTGGAAGTAATACAGGTTTAGTATCTTTTAAATCACTAAATCTATGAGCGTGTTTTACTAAGGTACCATCTATATCACAGAATATAGTTTTAGGTTTTTCAGTATGGAATTCTTTTACTTTACCCTCATAAATTTTTAGATCATAGGGAGTACCTAATGGAATATATTCATTAGCTGAGATATGATAGTTTTTAATATTAGCTCCTTTATAGAGTAAGTAGTTATATGTTTCTGATATATAACATTCAGGTCTGCCTTCTTCTTCAAAATCCCCTAAGAGCATTTCAGCTGTTTCTACAAACATATACCCTTCTCTCCAATAGTGGACTCCAATTAAAGCTATATCTGATACTGCTTTCTTTTCAACTAGTTTTACAACTTGATCATCTTCTACTATAGCAAAACTATTTTTAGGATTAGTAGAAGGGTAGGTAACTATTACTCCTTCAATAGTAGGGTTAGAAATAAATTCATTAAATTTAGAAGCATCCCAATCTGTAATTTGGTCACAATTAGTAATAATAAGAGGTTCATTATTATTAATATATTGTTTAGCTGCTAAAGCAGTTTCAGTAGCACCCTTAGTAGGTTCGTTTAATTGGATTTCAATACTATTAGGTTGAATTTCATTTAAACGTTTAGTTAAAAGTACATTATGCTCAGGGTTATCATATTTACGAGTTATAAAAATATATTTTCCTTGAACCCCTAATGTTGAAATTGAATGTTCAATAAGTGTTTTACCATTAGTTTCAATTAATGGTTTAGGTAATGTAAAACCTTCATTAAAAAATCGAGTTCCTAAACCCGCCATTGGTATAACTATATTCATTCTACTATATATTTATCTCCTTTTACACTTGCTGTTTTAACACAGACTATTTCACAATCTGTTAAGAATTCAGGAACAGCTATTTCCTCTGGGTGTAGTATGAATATATCACCTTCTTTTAGGTGAGTCCCACTTAGATTCATATTACCGCGAACTAGATAGTTAATTTCTGTAGCTATTTTATGATAATGATTATCCCATACTTCTCCTTTAGGGTGGGTTTTATAACTTACTTCAAAATCTTTAGTTTTATAAGCTGTAGGTTCAAAATCACCTACAAACCAACCACCAACCATATCTTTTAGTTTTAAAATATCCATTATTTATAATTTTCTAAAAAATACTTTAAATCTTCAGGAGTACCTAATCCCCGCATTTTGGGAATATTAAAGGTTATAATTTTTTTGTTGTCTTGAATAGCTTCATTATATACGGGGCAAACGTAAAATTCACCATTTACTCTAATATTATTATTAATCATTTGTTCAGCATATTTAACAAAATCAGAACCATGTTTCCAATAATAAAAACCTACTGTTGCTAAATCAGATATAGGGTTTTTTTCTGCAACTTCTGTTACAAATCCTTGATCATCAGTTTTGGCAAATGACCATTTTGGATGAGTTGATTTAAATGTAACAATTCCCCCATCAACTTCAGTTTCATTCATTTTATAAAAAAATTCATTTGAATCCCATTCTACAAATTGATCTGAGTTAGCAAAGAATAAGGGTGAATTGTTATCAATAAAATTTTTAGCTAATAATGCGGTACACGCTGCTCCCTCAGTTAATTCATCAACTTCTACAACTTTACAATTTGGTGTAACTAAATTAAGTAAAGTATCTAAATTATATTTTAATCTATGTTCTTTTTGTACTATGTAAATAAAGTTAGCTTTAATATTTAAATTTTCAGCTACTACTTGGATCATTGGTTTTCCTTGAACATCAATAAGAGGTTTTGGGAAGGTATACCCTGCTTGCGTAAATCTAGAACCAGCACCCGCCATTGGAATTAATACATTTAGTTTATTATCTCTCCATGCTGGGGATTTCATAATTTGGCCTTTTTCTATTTCTGTTAATTTATTAAAAATATTATCATAAGTAACATCCTGAGGTTTAGTAACTCTTAATACATGAGATTTAGAACGAGATGCTGCTAACAAACCATAAGGTGAATCTTCTACGATTAATGTCTCCTCAGGTAAACAACTCATCATTGATATTGCTTTCCAGTACATTTCAGGGTGAGGTTTGGAATTTTTTACATCTTCATTAGATATAACTAAATCCATAAACTCCATTATCCCTAATTTAGATAGAACTGTTAATACAGTTTTTCGTATTGAATTAGAACATACAGCAATTTTATAACCACACTCAACTAGAGAATTCATTACAGATTGTAATGTTTCATCCGGCTGAAGTTCTTTAAGCATTTGAAGTGTATATTTTTGTTTACTTTCCCAAATTTTAGAATGTAATTCTGTAGGTAAACCCTTACGTTCAGTAAGCATTTCTAATTTTTGGTTAGTCTTTAACCCATCATAAACTGATAGATGTTCATTCCAACTAATAGTATAGTCTTTACCTAACGCCTGGTTTAGAGCATCATAATGGATGGTTTTAGCTTCAACTAAAACACCATCTAAATCAAATATAACTAATTTTATTTTTTCCATAAACCACGCTCAACTAATTGAGCAATGATACCATAATTTACAATATCTTGGTAAGTATCTGTTAGAGGTTCGTTATTAATAACTTTATTAGTAATTAATAAATTTTTCCATCTACTAATTTTATCACTTATTCTATACCAAAGTCCTGTAAGAGCAAAAGCCCTTTCTTCTTTAGTAGAAAGTAAAGTCCCAGCACTGATATTAGCCATACCATAGTCCAGATGTTTTTTACTGAATAACTCCAGCTGCTCTTCCATGATATCCATATAACCATTGTAAATATGAGGATATTCTTTTTTAATAATTTCACTTGATTTCATCATTATCTATTATCTATATAAATTATTACTTCGTTATAATATTCAATAAAATGTTCATTCCATAAATCCCATTTAATGTCTACACCATTAACCGAATTAACCTCATGATTAGGAAATAATCTTAAATATGTATCTCTAAAAATCCTAAATTTTGATTTTAATTCTGGTGTTGATAGATGCCATTCACCTACTATTTTTTTTATATTTTCTTTTACCCAAAAAATATTTTCAGGTTTAAAAATTTCATATTCTCCTCCTTCACAATCAGTTTTTACAAAATCAATTTTATTTAAATGATTAGATTTTAAAAAAGTATCCCAAGTAATATTATTTTTATTATCAATACTAGACATAAATTTTTCAATAATAAAACAATTTGGAATTTGAGATGTATTCTCTTTTAAGAGAGGAAGAGATTTTTGAGAATCTGCACCGGGTTCAAAACAGTATATAGCTTGGGGTTTATTATTTCTAATACTCCAAGTAAAATCACCAATACCAGCACCTAAATCAATAACAATATCTCCTTCTTCAACCTCAAATATTTTTTCATATAATTTATTTACCCAAACTTCTTGGTATACCTGACGTCTAGCGTTAATATTTTCTATAGAGCCCCAATTAAAGCCTTCTTCTTTAACTATTTCCCATCCATTGGGGGTATTTAAATAATTCATATAACTTGTTTATAATAATGCTTTTTTTATTAATTTTTCAGTTTCATCCTCTTCTACTCCCATTTTCCATAAAATACTTCTAACACTAATGCCTAAAATATCAATATAATAATCAGCTTCACCTAAGGAGCATTCATAATAATCAGCAACATATTCAGCTAGTTCTTGGTAATTTTTTTTATTTTGGTTTTTTACATATTTGAGGTAAACTTTCTTCTTTGGTAACATTTCGCGATAGATGGAATAAATTTGTTTTTTGTTTTGTGGATTAATCTTTTGAACATAATTTACTATATCAATGTAGCCTATGTTCATAGATACATATCTATGTATCATGTAAGAATTCCATTTATCCCACGATTCTTGCGAAATTTCTTCAGGAGCTGTTTTATAGAGAGTTATCTCATTCAACCACTCGAAGAGGGTTGTCACCTGTTTCATCTCTTAATTCTTTTGGTAGGGTTTCTTGAAAAATTTCACCATCAGCTGGGTTATAAAAGACTGGGATAGGCATAAAAGCGTCTTCAGGAGTACCTGCTACGAATTTAGAGATTTTCCTAATAACGAACCCTTGAGCCCATACTTTTCCATTTTTGTGTTCTACTGACTCTGTATTTTTAAGGTCAATATTTGGCATTTGTTGTTGATCCATGACTATTTGTTTTGTTTATAATCTAAATAAAATCCAATCGCTACTAAAATATTCATCCCTACACTAGCGATTATCTCGTGTAAGTCTTGATATATATTTAAACTTAAATGAACGTGTCCTATCATCCAAAAAGGTATAGCCATATTTTGACTAATCCAAATTATAAGAAATTTTAGGAATTTTTTCATTTTAATTCAACTAATTTTTGTATGAGTGCCATACAGTTGATTTCTTTATCAATACGGAAGTTGGATTGGTAACTATATTCGTTGATATAAATTGCAACCATTCCTTCACGACCACTTGCATATACATTAGCGTTATCATAAAGATAACGATAAAGCTCTTCAAAATCACTAACGTTTGCGTTAGCAATGATTTGACGAATTTCACGCCATTTTGGTTTTGCATTACTTAATTCTTTAAGTATTGATGTCATGTAATTAGATGACACTAATACTGATTTATCTATAACTAATTTTTGGTTTTGGGTCGATAACTGTATTGTGTTAAGACATTTACGTAGATCTGGGTAGTATTGGTTTACAATGGTTTTTAGATCTTCCATTTCATACGCTGTATCTTCAGTTGTCATTACACTAGCGAGGTGTACTGCTACCTCTTTTTTACTAGGAGGGATAACTTTAAGTACTTGACAACGTGATTGAAGTGGATCAATAATACGCTCAACATAATTACACGTCATAATAAAACGTGTAGTACGTGAAAATGTCTCAATTACATTTCGAAGTGAAGCTTGTGCCTGTATCGTAAGAAAATCTGCCTCATCCAAAATAACCACTTTGAGTGGTTTAAATGAAGCTGTTGAAGCAAACCCGGAAACCTTGTCTCTAATAGTTTCGATACCCCTTTCATCACTTGCGTTGATATAAAGGTAATCACAATCAAGGTTATTAACAATAAGCTTAGCCAGAGTCGTTTTACCTGTACCAGCGGGACCGTAGAAAATAAGGTTTTGGATATCATTTTGACCGAGATATTGTTTAATGGTCTTTTTGATGTGTTCATTTCCAACATAACTATCTAAATCTTTAGAACGATACTTTTCAACTAATAAAGTGTGATCTTTAGTCGCGGTCACCATATAGGTTATATTTTTTAACTGGAGGTGGTTTAATTTCTACCTCTTTATTACGTATAACATACAACTTACTTTCTAGAGGAGCAAGTCTAAACTCAGCTTTTTCACCAGTTTTAGCAAACCAAGCTTCTAAAGCATCTGTAATTGTTTTATGGACTGTTGAATCATCAACTAGAGACCACCTGTCACCAGGTGGAACTCTAATTGCGATTAGCTCATTATGTTCTTTGATTTCTTTTTTCATTACATCATCCCTCCCATCATACTCATAGGATCGATTTCTGCGTTAGGTTGATCACTGGGTTTATCTACTACAGTACATTCTGTAAGTAATATTGTACCTGCTACTGAGGCAGCATTTTCAAGTGCTGAACGAGTTACCATTGTAGGATCAATAATACCTGCTTCTTTCATGTTTACAACCTTATCAGTTTTAAGATCATAACCTGCCCAGATATCATTACCTGAATCTACTAATTGGTATTTACCAATCATTTGAGCTTCGGCTGAAGTATAACCAGCATTAGTTAAAATTTGTTCAAAGGGCTTTTCACATGCTTGTTTAACAATCTGGGAGCCTATATCATTTCCTTCAATAGCACCCTTAGCATATAATAAAGCAGCACCACCACCAGATACAATACCTTCTTCAATAGCAGCTTTAGTAGCATTTAAAGCATCGTCTACACGATCCTTTTTTTCTTTCATCTCAGTTTCAGTGTTACCACCTACATGAACGATTGCTACTCCCCCGATGAACTTTGAAAGCCTTTCTTGAAGTTTTTCAACTTCGAACGGTGAATTCGCTTGTTCGATTTGTTGCTGTAATTCTTCAATACGTGCTTCAATTCGTTCTGTGTCTCCTTTTCCATCTACAATTGTAGTTTGTTCTTTAGTTACATTAATAGTTCGGGCTTCACCAAACCAATCCCAAGAGTATTTGTCAAGTTTCATCCCTTTTTCGGTACTAAATACTTCACCTCCTGTCAAAACAGCAATATCTTGAAGAAGTAGTTTTTGACGGTCTCCAAATTCAGGTGCTTTTACAGCACATACAGCTAAAGTACCTCTCATTTTATTTACAACTAATGTAGCAAGTGCTTCATTATCAATATCTTGAGCAATAATTAATAGTGAACGACCTGTACCTGATACGCCTTCTAGTACTGGAAGGAGTTCTTTAATCTTAGTAAATCTATGGTCAGCAATTAAAATATAAGGATTACTTAACCCTGCTGTCATTGTATTATTATTAGTTACAAAATAAGGTGATTTAAAACCACGATTAAATTGAATACCTTCTACAGTTTCAAGATAAGTTTCACCAGATTTTGATTCTTCAATAGTAACAACACCATCTCTACCCACTTTACTCATTGCGGTTGCAATTAATTTACCTACTTCAGGATCATTATTTGCTGAGATTGTAGCAATTTGTTCTAGTTGTTCTTCAGATGTAATTTCTTCAGCATATTCACGAAGATTACCTACAGTTTGTTTTACAGCTTTATCAATGCTACGTTTAATATCAACTGCATTAGCACCATTATTTAAATGTTGTAATCCAGCTTTAACCATTTCACGTGCTAATAAAGTAGAAGTAGTAGTACCATCTCCAGCAACATTTGCGGTTTGAATAGCAGCTTGTTTTACCATTTGAACTCCTAATTCTTCGATAGGATCTTCTAGTGAAATGCTTTTTGCTACTGTAACCCCATCTTTAGTTGATTGGGGATATTCTCCGGGTTTTGAAATAACTACATTACGACCATTAGGACCCATAGTTGATACCACTGCATCCGCTAATTTATCAATTCCTGCAACCAACTGTTTACGTGCGTCAGGACCAAATTCAATTATTTTACTCATTATTTATTTATTTTAGCTAAAACTTCATTCTCTTTACCAATCCAATATTCCTGACCATCAAACTCAAATTTGGTGAATCCCATTGTAGGTAATACTACAATGTCTCCTTCTTTAAGTTGGGTTGGGATAAAAGTACCGCCCATTGCAGTATATCCTGGGCCAACAGCTGCTACTTTAGCAGTTTTATTAGTGTCATTTCCTAAATCAGGTACTACAATGTTTCCGTACATTGTTTCCTCCATTTCTACGGGGGTTGTTACAACCGCATTATATAATGCTTCAATCATAATTTAATAATATTTTTAAGTTCGTGTGATTTTGCCTCAAAACGTTCTATAAATTCTCTTAATGAATCATAACTTTTGGATTTAACACTATCACGAGCAATTGCTTCAAGACATGCTCCTAATCTACCATAATGGCCAATAGTGTTTTGATATTCCTTACCTGACTCAGAAAATGAGGATTTTTGAGCAATGTAACAATGATCATCTAATTGAATATAATAAGGAGCTAATGCTGGATCCTTAATAAAACGTAAATTTGATTTGCTGGGTTTAGCCATAACTATTTTTTTATTTATTTAATGTAAATATACGAATAAAATTGCGCTAGGACACGCTTATTTTATATAACTTTTATTTGATTTTTATTGCTTTTGGTTTTGATTCTTCTGAAATTGGGATTAAAAGGTTTAATAACCCATTCTCCATTTCCGCACTTATTTTAGTTAAGTTGTATTTTGGAGAGATTTTATATCCTAAATCAAATGATTTTTTTGATAAACCATGATAAATATAACCTGAAAGATCTATATCTTCTTTTGGTTTTTCATAACTAATTTTAAGTAAATCTCCTTCAACACTAATATCAAGATCTTCTTTAGTAAGTCCTGTACAAGCGACTTCAAAGTGTAAACCTTCGTCGTTGTAATAAATGTTTAAAGGATGTGGTTGTTTTGAATTTAACGCCGGAGCGAATTGATCTTCAGAATTGAAGAAATTCCTAAATAGGATGTCGAACGGTGAACGTTCTAAGTGTTCTAATGTACTCATATCATTTATTTTGTGAGTGCCTAAGCTACTCGATTAATTAAAAATATAACAGCGCGCCCTAGCTACAATGTTATTTTAGTATACATATATTAAATATCTGCCTTCCGCACAACATAATAATAACTGCTCCAATTTTCACCTTCAAATTCAAATTTTACATACCCTTTAGTATTAACTTTCATAATTGCTTTGGTAGCATCTTTATTATTATTAAGGATAGTTTTAAACATTGATGAATTGAAGGGTAATTCAGTTCCATAAGGAACATCTTTTAATGTTGTATTAGGTACTTGATAATCGATTTTATTTGTGTGATTAGAGACATCACCAAATGATAAAACTAACACATCTTGTAAATCTAAATCTTTATCAATATTAATTATTACATTATCGCTTTCAAGTGCGTTATGGGCTTTAATAATAGCATTAATACTTTCTGAGTCTAATTCACTAATAATTTCATATTCACCTGATTCTGTAATTTCACCTACACTTGAGATAAGTAATAAATCTGTTAGTGAAAAATTCAGAGTATAATTCATATCTGAGATGATGAGTTTAGTAAACACTTTTTGTGTTTTTTCTAACTCTAAAAATAATTCACCACTAGTAACCCCTAATAATTTATTTAATTTTGAGGTATCATATACCGCCATTTCGCCATTTTCTAACGGGAAATTTGCGTGATTAACGCGTCCAATCATATCCTTATTAGGTGATTGGAAATCAATATTTAATGCGTTATTTTCAATAGTCCATTTAACAGATTCTACTAATCCATTTAAATGATATTTTCCAATAACTGATTGTAAGTCGTGTTTATTTATCATATTAAAAACTAAAAATTAGATTTCGGTAGGGGTTCATATTTAATTCCCATTCTAAATCGTTATAAAACCCTTGTAATTTACTTTCTAAAATAGACTCAAATGCTCTATTTTTATCAGCATATTTATCCAGTAATGTAATAATTTTTTCTGGGAGATCAAAATCTAAAAATGCAAGTGCATCAATTTTGTATGGATTTTCTTTAAAATAAATCCATTTAACTTTATCACCTTGAGTAATTTTAGAATGTTGTTTATCTAACTTCCAAAATGTAAGTAAATCATTATATTTAATTGCTGCTTTTACAGGAGCAGGAGCACCTTGGTTGATTGAAGAAAACATTTCTCCGGGACGAGGAGATGATGCTAAATATTTATCTAATGTTTTTACACGAGTAGGGTTACCTAATATAGTAATATTAGTATCTATAAGGATTTTAGTCCTAAAGTTTTTTAGTAGGGTATCTATTTCGTTTTGGGGAGCTCCTTTAATAACTCTTTGCAACACATCTTTAAAAAAGTCTCCAAATATTTTAGGATAATTGGATTTCATAAATTCTAATCCTTTAATATCTAAATCATCTGTTGGTACACCTTCTTTTTTAGTAATCCATTGAGCATACCTACGGGTAGCTCTAAAATACCCAGCACGAATCATACACTCTGTTTTCATCTCAAGTCTATGTTTAGGGACATTAAATGCTTCTAATGCTAACGTATCGTAAGACTTAGTAATTAAATCCTGATATTTAAGAGCAATATCCTCTAACTTTTCATCTCTTTCTTCCTCTGACATATTATCAAAGTTGGGATAGAGTTTTCTAAGCATAGGTTCTGCATTGTAATAATTAGAATCTGTATCTACATAAACGCAGTAATTTTCATCTTCTTTATCACAGATAAACCAAGGTGTACTTTCTAATTGCTTCATACTTTAATCCACTTTTGTTCACTATTTAATTTAAATGAACCAATATGTTCTTTATTCCATTCATTTGGTGCTATTAAAGATAAGAAAGGATTTCCATCCTTCCCAAGGTAAAGGTGATAAGTTTCACCTATTATAGGTTCATAACTAAATTTAGATTGATATACAAGTTCATTCCATTGATATTCTTTTAAAAGTTGTTTGAATTCTTCTTTTAATTCATCAAACTTAGTTTTAAATTGTTTATTTACTTTATCAACTCCTCTAAGTTTCCAATCATCTATATTTTCAGGACGAATTACAGGAGCAGCAACACTATCCCCATAAGGAAGTAATGCTTTATTTTCTGCAAAATTGTCCGGTTTTTTCATTCGCTTACTTGTATTTCACCTAAATTATGGGATGGTATAAAATAATTATATTCATATTTATTGAGCCATTCAAATACTATACCTTTCATTTTAGTAGAATTTCCAGTAATAATAGTATATTGTTTATGTCCTGGTTGTTCCCAGAAAAAATAACTAGTTAACTTTTCTTCTACCTCAGCATGTTTGACCCCATGTAAATCTAAAGTGCTCATTCTTCATCATTAGTAGATAAGGTGGTTTCAATTTCTCCTTTATTATTATAAATTAAGTCTGGAGTGGTGATATGAAAATTTTGTTTTTTTAAAGTAAATCTTCCACCTTGTTTTAGCATTTTTCTAAAAAACATTTCTTGGTTTTCATTCCAATTTTCACTTAATGCTATAATTTCTTCTTTAGATAGTAGTTCACCTTCACATTTAATTACTACTCCCCTTCTTAGTGTTTGTTTTTTTATCATAATTCTATTTCTCCTCTCATTACTTGGTTCATATGTTTGTTGGCAAAAGCCGCTGATTCTTGGATAATACGTTGACCTGTAAGGGTAATACTTTCACTTAGGATTACATTACCATACCTAAATGAACCTAATGCTGTAGCACCGTAAAGTGAATTAAGAAGGATCTTCATTGTATGTTGTTTTAAATGCATTAATTCTCCTAATTCCTTATTACCAGCTTTATAAGCTTCTTTCATTTTATTTTTAAATACAAGCCTTTCTTGAAACCATTTATTCAAAATAGTAGATAGTACTGAATCAAAATCAGTTCTATACATTACACCATTAGCTGAAATTGCTAGATTTTCACTTTCAATTAGCTCAATTAAATCTTTAATTTTAATTTCAGTAGTTTGACGTTTAGCATTTTGAACCGAAACTGGTAGGTTTTGATCCATTTTTTTTAGATCATTTAAAGCATATCTACAATTAAATATTTCTTTTCCTTCAACATTTATTTTTTCATCCGAAAATAGTATTTTTCCTACTAAAGTTTCTTTACCAATATTAAGAGACATAATAATTGATGGGTAGAGTGATGTTAAATCTTCATCAAACATATAATTAAAAATACCTGCTGTAGGACAAAATAAATATCCCCCAGCATAATTTTTCTTATTAATTGGGTTGGGGTCACGAGCAGGAGGAGCAATTCCTTGACTTAATAAATAAGCTGAGATAGCACCATCTTGGGTTTTAGTATTAGCATATACTTCACTGTAGTTATGTTTACCTTTATGTGATAAGTTTTTAGTAAGAGCTAAATAGTCTAGTTTTTCATCTAATAATTTAAGAATTTCGACATCACGAAAATTATATTGAATAAATTTATGAATATCATCTTCAAACAATCGATCTAAATTACCATCATATTCAATCTTTGCTAACCCCGTATATTTTTCACCAATAACATCTAGTTTATATGAAGGTTCATCTCTAAAGCTAAACTTTTTATGTAAGCGCATATAATCTAAAGATTCTACACCTATAATATCTACATACATATCTTGTTTATACCATCTAGCTTTTACTTCACCTGTAACTTGATCTTTATATTTAGCAGATTTACGTGTTTTAACAATCCCAAGAGGAGATAAACTAGTAGCAATTTTTTTAGATAATACTCTTTCAATTCTGTAGTAAAGATAAGGAATATCGAAATAATCACTATTCCACCCAACTATAATATCAGGATTTAATTCTTTAAAACGTTTTACAAAAGTTTGTAATAATTCTACTTCAGTTTTAACAGGAATTATTTCTTTGTTTTTAGCTTTAGTATGATTTAATTGACCTTTTTTATCTAAAATAATGATTGCCCAGAGATCTGTTTGTTTATCCCACCAAGCAATAGAAGTTATTGGTTTAGGAGCATCTTCAATATATTCTTCAGTAAGTGCACCTCCCATTTCACACTCTATATCAAAAAATATTTCCTTATGTCCTGTAGAGGGGTCATCATTAATTCCATATCTTTCAATAAGAAATTTTTGATAAGGGGGCATATCGTGAAAATGGAGACCTAAAGTATTTTTATATTTATATTCAGCATTCTTAGTAAAATACCAATTTGTAATAGGTTTTACAAATTCACCATTTAGACCTTTTAAAGTGTGTTCTTTTTTGGGGCAGTTAACATAAGCTGTGTTTTTATATTCTGCAACTTGATGTTTACCATCGCTTTCCCATAAATGCATTTCAAAATGGTTTGGGCCTAATTTTTCACCTTGATAACATTTTTTATACATTAAAAGAATTGTTTTAGATCAGGTCTGAAATAATTAATATTCTTCATTACTTTTTTGTCACGACTTCTATAGACAATATAATAGTCTCCAACCTTTTCGTAGTGACATGGTTCATTTTGCTCTTTGGAACGAACTTTAACCGTTTCTTGTGCTTCTTCTTCACTTGAGCAAGCTTTAGACATATTCGACGCTTGTACTTCTTGATAGGCATCCCATAATTTATCCTTAAGACCATGAAGCATAGTTCCGTTACCAATCGAGACGTAGGCAATGTCACATAAAGCATCAAGTACCTCAACAATATCACCTGCTTCGCAGGCAGCTTTGTATTCTTCAAGTTCTTCGAGAATGAAGTCATAAACAAACATCCATTCAGCTTTGTTTTCAGGTATATTAGGCTCATAATTATTAGGTTTTCCCATTGTTGCATTAAATTCTTCTACTTCGCTTACAAAAGGAACGTACCTACCCTTAAATTTATCAGCTATACGCTGTGCTGTTAACTCAGCCCATTCATGTTCTGGGGTCATTGATAATTGGTCTCGGTCTCTAAGTGAATTTAGCAAACCTAAACTATTACGTAGTTCTAATTCTACTTCTTCTTTAAAATTCATAAATTAAATGTTATGTCCTCCGTTATTAATTTTTAAACTATCAAAAAACTCTTTACGAGCATTATTTTGATCATCTCTAAATGCTCCTGATGCTTTAGTGGTAACCATTGCTGCTCCTTGATGTTTTACTCCGCGACACGAAACACAATTATGAGTTCCGACAATAGTAACAATTACACCTAAATTACCTTCTGTAATTTTAGATACAGCATTGTGTATTGCTGATGTTAATTGTTCTTGGATAGCACCTCTACGTCCAAATAATTCTACAATTCTATTTAGTTTTGATAAACCAATTACTTGACCATCTTCTCCAGCAATATAACCAATATGAACAACTCCTCCAATTGTTTGGTGGTGGTGAGAACACATTGATGTTAGAGGAATATTTCTTTCAATAACTACTCCATCATAACCATCTGAGGGGAATGAAGTAATAGGAGACATTGCTGTATAACGACCTGACCATAAATCATTTACATATGCTTTAGATACTCGACGAGGAGTTTCCATTGAATTTGGATCATTTCTCCAATCACATTTTAAAGCATCTAAAAACTTACCATAAGCTTCAGTAGCTTCATCTATCATTTCTTGTTTTTGATCCTTGTTAAGTGGGAAACCAGGTGCAACTCCATTAGCAAAACCTTCTTGTACCACTTCTAATTCTTCGTGGATTTTTCTTCGTTTGTTTTCCATATATTATAACTTATTTTGGGTAAATATAATAACTAATTTAATTAAAGCCAAATTATAAAGCGTAAATTTGTGAGTAATTTCGACAATGTCCTTTATCATCATCCATTCCATAACCAACTACCCATTCATCATCTATTATAAAAGCATGATGTTGTTGAACTGGAGGTGTAGGAGAAGTTTTACGTTTGATTAAAGTTACTATTGTAATTGATTCTGGGTGTTTAACTTCTAGATACTCAAGTACTGATG